GTCGGGCAGGCCTCATCTTCCCCTACTGAGAAATCAGTATTTCAAGATGAGTTCGCGACTACACTCTTCCCTTATGGGAGGTTTGTAAGCGAAGTAGAGAGTCGAAAAGATCTTTACACAAGACCGTATTCCTGGATAATATCCAGGGTATACATTATCTTGTGAACTATCTTTGCGACAGCCATTGATCGAGTGACCCAAGTACGGGCAGAGAATACTCTGTCTATATCTGGGACCGTCATTGCACGAAATAACAAGGGCCATTGGCCCTGTTCTAACGTGTCAATACGCCTCGCCTTTGCTTTGAGCTCCATGTAGGATCTTTCGATCCAACCTTGGATTCCCAATAAAGGTAAGGAATCAATCAACCTCTCCACGTTATTGTTTTCGGTAACAAACCCTGGTGTGGTTAATTCACATATTGCCCTTACGGGTAGATCTGAATAACCTCCACCACTGGACTCTGAGAACATTTCAACAGCTACATTTGAGATCATGGCAGTGCCAACGTCTCTTATTACGCTTGTTGAAATCCTTGGACGATTTAGACAGTCCAACAGGATATTAATCGCTGTTGTTCCGGTCGTGTAATCGTCAAAGGCCCTGAAAAGGGAAACCAGTTGTAAGGATTTGACAATAAACTTCGACGCAAAGCGTCTAGATTTATATCTTATCCTGTACCAGCACCCCACTACCGACGGGATCTCCTGGGAAACCAAGAATCCTTTCTTCCTCTCGGCGTATAGAAATTGAGTTAAGGTAAAATACCTTTTACTCATTTCTATAAAACCTGAAGTTGGAAAAGGAGTTATCTCAGTCCCTTTGAAGAACCATCTCTTAGCAAATTCATAGACATCTTTTGATGAATGTGTTTTCTGCAAAGAGATCGGTATATCAAGGGTTCTACAGAACTCCAGGTAAGCTTGTGCTGCCTTTTCACCAGCAATCACGATATCATCGCCTAATATAGCATAAGGAAGTTTCCTAAATGGAATCTGAACCTTCTGTGATACGAGGTACATAATAAAGTGGTGGGCTAAGGTAAATGCGGGCCATGAAGAGTACATACCCATTGGTTGACCTGTCGTATAACGACGTGGTATACCATCGGGACAAGTAAATTCATATCCTGACATTATATCTGCC